CACCCCCAAGCGATCCTGCGCGATTGCCACCACCAGAGCCACCAGAGCCGCCTGATCCTGCGCCACCACCAATTGATGTAATACCATTAAAAACAGAATTACTGCCTTGAGTGTTAGCCCCACCACCTGCGCCTACGGTTATGACATAACTACCGTCACCAAGACTGCTTGAACCAGTACGCATTCCTCCAGCACCACCGCCACCGACATTGCCGCCTCCGCCACCGGCAACAACTAGATATTGAACAGAAAAACCAATGGGGACATTTGCAACAACGAATGTACCGCTACTTGTAAATGTATGCACAGTATCTGCGCCGACAGTTGTTATCGTGCCACCTGTTGCGGAAAACGGCGGGATTTCACTGAAACCACCGCCCAATAGCATTTCTTGGTTAGACATCAGGTGATACCCGTACCAGTGATTACAAATACGTCGGCAGCAACGCAAAGGATTGTGGCCACACCATAATTTGCCAATGTTCTATTGCCTGTAGAAGTTGATCCGCCAGCCCTAAGTGTTACGCCACTGCCTTGAGTTATCGTTTGACTGCTGGTCGAATCGTTAAAGATCGTAATGTTGTCTCCAACAGAGAAGACTGAAGCTGGGACTGTAATGCCGCCTGTCGTAATGCTAATGTGCTTGCCGACATCAGAAGCAACTAATGTGTAGGCAGATGTTTGTGCATTTTGTGGAATCTTACGGATATTGCCTGTTCCATCTGTTATGACGCCCGTTGTCGTAATTGAACCCGATGTGTCAATAACAGTGCTGCCTGCAATCGTACCACTCGTAATTGCGCTACCACTTACTTTGCCTGCAGTGCTAATTGTTGCCAGCTTGCTATCAGCAATACTTGCAGAGCTAGAAATGTCTGCATTAACGATGGTGCCGGTCAACGCCAGCTTGCTATAGGCAATGGCTGCACCACTTGCAATATCAGCATTGACCACACTATTGCTTATATTTAGTTTGCTATAAGCAATTGGTGCGCCTGTTGCAATGTCGGCATTAACAATGCTGCCTGCTAGTGCAAGTTTTGAATACGCGATTGCTGCGCTTCCAGAAATGTCAGCATTAACAACAGATCCAGTGAGGGTTAGCTTGCCATACGCAATACTGCCGGCAAGCATCGTATTTGTAACAGTGCCGCTATCGCCTGTGGTAATAACAGTGCCCGTTACATTCGGCAGCGTGATTGTGCGATCAGCAGTCGGATCAACAACAGCGAGCGTTGTTTCATAGGTGTCAGCGGTGGAGCCTTCAAACAGGATGCTGCCGCCATCAACACGAATACTGCTGCCGCTACCGACAACAACTTCGCCTGTCAGCGTGCCACCAGCTTTGGCGAGCTTCTCAGTATCAAGTTCAGTTATTGCAGCTTGAACGTCAGTTGCGCTGATGCCGCCCGTGGGGCTATAGCTAATGTTGCCTGCAGTATTACCAGCAACTGTGCCGGAAACATCAATCCATTCCCAAGTGCTACCGTTGGAAAGAATTTGATCTGGCGCTTGCAGTGCTACCGCAGGTGCAGGTGCCGTACCAGTGCCGCTATTGATAACAACAAAGTAGTACTGATTATTACCTGCGTCTGCAGAAGGAAGCGGACTGCCGGCTGTGAATCCAGAAACTGCTGCACCAGCAGCGGTCAGTGTTTCGATTTCATTGTTGGCGGCATCATACGTTCCAGCGAACACAAGCTCACCGGATGTAATTGTGACTGGCAGCCACGAAGTACCACTCCAGATGTACAAGTCACGGCGAGATTCTTCCCAGAAAAATTGACCAATATATTCAGCATCTGGGAAAATTGTGATATTGGCGGTTGAACCGGGACCGCCAAATTGTGTTACAGAATAATCGGCAAGGTTGACGCCCGAAACACCATTAACTGGCAACACTGTTGTAGCAATAGTGCCAGAAGTTAATTTTGTGGCTGGAATGTCAGGAATGTCATCAGCAGTCAAATTACCTGTATCGGTAATATGTCCCTCTGAATCAAACGTTACCTTAGTTGCTGTGCCGGCAATAATTTGATTAGTGTGGGCTATTTGACCAGCACCATCAACGCTTAATCCAGCGCCAGGACTTACAGCCCCCAAGCTGACGGCTGTCGCTGCTGGTAAATCAGTTCCCTGAATTAGGCGGCCAGCAGTTACAAGACCGTTGGCGTCATATTGAACAATGTGATAGCTACTAGCCTCAGGTGTAACAGTATTATCAATAGTGAGCGTCTCACCGCTCATCGCAAGACCATTGCCGTTAATTAGAACGCCGCCTTTTTGCTCGTTCGATGCAGTGGGAAGATCAGCGCCAGCAATAGTTCGCAGCGAAACAGCGCCGCCAGCACTGGTAGGACCGGCAACGAATTGACCGGCGCTTGTTGAATTGCTGATCGCCGCAGTAATTGCCCTCGCATCACCTGATGTGGCGATTGAAAAATTTAATGGACCTGTATTTGTTATTGAGACAGAATTAACGGAACCCGCTGCTTTGAAGCCAACCCAACTACTGCCGTTCCAGACGGATGCCTTATTCGTGGATGTCTCAATACCGATCTGCCCGGCAAACGTACCAGTCAGTGGCAGCGACGCACTTAAAGTTACAGACGAATTATCCGCCAGCTTGCCTGCTGTTACAGCATTGCTGGCCAGTTGATCAGAGTCAATTCCACCATTAACAAGTGCGCCACCAGGAATTGAACCTGAATCAAAAAGAATTTTGCCGCTTGGTACTGTTTCTGCGGTCAGCAGCGTGACCGCTTTATCCATAAAATCAACAACACTGATTTTACGGCTTTCACTGGCCGACTTATCTGCAATCGCCAGCCAGTCCCCCGATGCCAGATCAGCAGAGGCAAGGCTTCTTAGTTCGCTGATGCGGAGATCGGCCACGGCTACATCCTCATTGCTGACAGTCTAGCTTCAGTCATCATCTTCCAAAAGCAGGTAGCCGCCTTGCTCAAGCAGAATTGGGTCGCCGGCTTCTTGCAGTAAACGGCGCTGCGGGGCAGTGCGTGCTTTAAGGCGAATAGCGCCAGTGGTCACGAAATCAATGGTGGAAACGATAATGTCGCCCGGTGAAAAGCTGGTGGCACTATTGGTGACCAACGCATCAAACTCCCACCAAAGAGCGTCATTGTATTGATCTGCGGAAAACTGTCCTGCGCTTGCTCCTGTATCTTGGCTTTTAATGTAAAATTTAGCCCCAAAGGCGGAGCCTATTTCAGTGCGCAAGACGAGCTGCATCAAGTAATGAACTGGTTCTACATCGCCAATGTTGCCATAATCCCACTGAGCAGTAAGGCGTCCACTTCCCGTAATTAAGGAGCTGTATTGCTGACGGTGCTCATCACTAAGCGTGGTTACGTCTACGGTCTCGCGTGTAGTGTTTAATTCGTAATCAGTCACGCAAGCGAGCAAGCGACCGCCCCGATCCCGAACAGTTACCTCAATTGGAATATCACGCGCAATATCAACAGTGCTTACAGCCAAGTCTTTTGTGCCCTCTAGGCTGTCGTCAAATGTGTTGTACAGGCGAATACCGCCAATTTCGTCAATAAAAATGTACCAGTTACCGCTTTCATAAACAGTGACGTCGCTCCAGCCGTCTGTACCAATAAAATCAAGCGTTGTACCATCAGTTGTTTTGATTTCAACTAGGTCTCCTGTAATCAGGTAGCCCTCGTCAAAGTCAAAGCTAAAACGCTTGCGGCTTGAATTAACGTCGCCGGGGTTTACCAGTGACTGCTTGGAACCCTCCAATGACTTGCGCGTTAGCTCAATGTTGCCGATATTTCCCAGGAAGACTGCCATTACAGCGTTACCTCCGTCAATGCGCCAGTGCCTTGGAAGCTGATTTGAGCTGAACTAACCTCACCGACACTGGCACCAAAGCTCACGCTAGTGATATACGCAGTCATGGCTACGTCGTGATTTGTGCTGCCCTCAATTAGGCGAAGACGCATCGTTACCGTATCTGCATCTTCAACACCGGCTACGCGAAGCACTTTACGCAATGCAGTGGCTGCATCGTTCCTTCCCGTGCCATCGTTGTAATACAAAATTGTGGCGCTACCATTAAATTCCTGCACACCAGGTGCATAAGACCGCTGGCTGTCGCCAAGGCTGGTGGTCTCCAGCGTTTCAAGGTTGCCGGTCATGGACCAGTTGGTGACCTTGATTTGCTCGGTGCCGTCAATTAACAGGCGACCATCTCGTCCGGTATAGACCTTTGCCATCAGATCACCGCCACCAAGTTCACTGTAACGCTACTGCGACCAGGGCGAACCGCCCGCACAGCAGGTTCTGATTCGTAACGCCACTTCGCGCCAGTAGGCGCGTCAAGACTTGCTGCAGTTCCAGTCCAACCAGTACGCACTGCATCCGGCAAGTCAAAAGTACGCAGCGTGCCAATTTGCGCCGCATAATCATCAAGGAATAGCTGGGCGTTTGCGTCGCTGATGTTGTCGTATCCCAAGCTAATTTTGGCGTTGGTCCGTTGGCTGCCGTACAAAATGCGCACCTCAGCGCCAGATTGCGAGTTAAAACGTTTGATCGGCCAATCGCCAGGACTGAAATCGCGGCTAGTGGGTTGCAATGTAGGAAATGCCATCACTCAAGCACCCGGAACGCGGCTTCGTTCAGCACGTCCTTTGCAACAATGCTAGCTCCCGTGCTATCGACCGGAACTTCAACAGCACTGACGTTGACTAGGCCGTCTTCATCAAGCGTGAGCTGCTCCACTTGGTACATGCCGACGTTTGCTTCCAAGCTAAGAAGCGTAAACAGGCACCCATGCAAAGTCGCATCCGTAACTGCACCATTTGCAATGGTGATTCGCTGTTCGCTTACCGCGCTAGTGGATGGGCTATAGATCAAAGCGTCGTAGTCTCCGTTGGCGATAGTCGTGATGCTGACAAGCGTGCCAGCGTCTGTAATGCCGCCATTGCTGGTGGCGCTGTAGCTGGTGGATTCGGTAATCACACGGATGTAAGAGCCGGGCTGAATAC